AACTTTCTGGTGAGTTTAGAAAAAATCCATTTAACGCAGATTTAGAATTAAATCTTTTAGTTTCACAAAGGGGGAAGATGCTTTCAAATTTAGACGAAGCTGTGGCTAATCAAGATTTTGGAAAAGTAAATGCCATAAGTGCATCTTTAAAAGATGTAAATAAAAAACTATCTATGATGACAACAAGAGCAAGCGATGATACTAAAGACTTCTTCCCTATGGTCGAGGCTGACTCTTATGGAGATCATGCACTTAAATATCTTTTACAAAGAGCAGCAAGAGAGAATGTAGATTACGTAGCCGTTGCCCCGTTTGACAAATTAAGTTTCCGTCAAGGTTACAAAGCGGGTAACGAAAGATTTTACGGTTATGCAAACGGTAAAGGTATCGGTAAAAAAGGTAAAGCAGTTATGCCTGATGTTATGAGTAAAGTTGCAAGATTTTACAACACAAAAGCTGGCCCTACAAAAATATCATTATCAGATCCTTCTAAACCTTATAAGACAGTATCAAACGATACTTTTAAATATCCAAAAGACCATCCTTTAAAAGGAAAAGAGATTAAAAGCAGTTATCACTCAGAAGCTTTTAAAGACCCAACAAGAGGTTCAAAAAATATTCCAGCTAGTGATCCAAGGTTGTATTTTGATGCGTTTGCTATTAAAGTGTCACCACTCATGAGGAATACACAAAAAACTTATAAGTCCAAAGGAGGACTTGTAGTAGATATGTTTAAACCAATAAGGTACAATTAATTATGGCAATCGAAAAAGTAACAGAAGAGATCAAAGAAGAAGAAATTCAAGAACAACCTGATGGTTTACCTGTAGACGTAACAGTTGAGGGTGAAGAAGAAATGGTTGAAGAAAGACCTCAAGACGATTTTAACGCAAACCTTGCAGATGGTATGGATGAACGTACCCTTAAAGATATGGGTATGGAACTTATTCAAGAATACAAAAAAGATAAAACTTCTAGAAAAGAATGGGAAGACGCTTACATCAAAGGTCTAGATCTATTAGGAACTAAGTATCAGGAAGTTACTAAACCATTCAAGGGCGCATCTGGTGTCACTCATCCGTTGTTAGCGGAGTCTGTTACGCAATTCCAAGCCCAAGCTTACAAAGAATTAGTGCCATCTGATGGTCCAGTCCGAACCCAAGTTATCGGTGCAGTAACACCGGCCACCGAAGCCCAGTCAGATAGAGTCAAAGATTATATGAACTATTTGTTAATGGAAGAGATGGAAGACTATACAACTGATATGGATCAAATGTTATTTTATTTACCATTGTCAGGATCTACATTCAAAAAAATTTATTATGATGCAATGTTAGATAGACCTGTATCTAAATTTATTCCAGCAGAAGATTTAGTAGTTCCGTATTATGCTTCAGATCTAAAAGATTGTGAAAGAATCACTCATGTATTTAAATCAACAGCTAATGAAGTAACAAAAAAAATGGCTGCAGGTTCTTATAGAGATATAGATTTAATAGATTCAAATAGTGAACCCGATCAAGTACAAAAGAAATTGAATGAATTAGAAGGTGTCAAAGGAACAGGTTCAGATTACTTACATACAATTTTAGAAATGCATGTTGATTTGAACTTAGATGACTTTGAAGACTTTGATGACAAAGCAAAAAAAATTAAAATACCTTACATTGTTACAATTGATGAAGGATCAGGAGAAATTTTATCTATCTACAGAAATTACAGACCAGATGATCCAAGTTATTCAAGAATAGAATATTTTGTTCATTACAAGTTTTTACCTGGTTTAGGTTTCTATGGTTTTGGTTTAACTCATATGATCGGTGGTTTGTCTCAAGCAGCTACGCAATCACTAAGACAATTAATTGATGCAGGAACTTTAAAAAATTTACCCGCTGGATTTAAGTCTAGAGGCATGCGAGTTAGAGACGATGATCAACCAATACAACCCGGAGAGTTCAGAGATGTGGATGCACCTGGCGGAAACATAAGAGATCAGTTTTTTAACTTACCATTTACAGAGCCATCACCAACTTTATACAACTTGATGGGCTTTGTAGTACAAGCAGGACAAAAATTTGCAGCCATTACAGACTCAAACATTGGTAATGACTTACAAAACAGAGCTGTTGGTACAACAATGGCGATGATGGAACGTGGTTCACGTGTAATGAGTGGTGTACACAAGCGTTGTTACTATGCAATGAGACTTGAATTTAAAATTTTAGCAAGAATTTGTGGAGAATCCTTACCACCTGTATATCCTTATGACGTTTATGGTGGGCCAAGAGAAATTAAACAACAAGATTTTGATAACAGAGTAGATATTTTACCTGTTGCAGACCCAAATATTATGAGTATGGCACAAAGAGTGACGTTAGCACAGTCACAATTACAAATTGCACAGTCAAATCCTGCAATTCACAACATTCATGAAGCGTATAGACGTGTTTACGAAGCTTTAGGAACAAAACAAATTGAAGCTTTACTTAAACCACCACCAAAACAACCTGAACCACAAGATCCTGCAAAAGAAAAT